AACTCTACAGCGTGTGATTCACAGCTTGAGAGTAATCTTCAGAGACTCGCTGCGGATATTCGTGAGATGAATCTACAGAGTGGTGGGACACCGTTCTTCAACACTCTCAAAAAAGCTCTCGAAGCTACGCCCACGCTGACTCGGCTGATCGCTTTTACTGACGGCTCGCCGACGGATGCTCTAGCGGCAGATTGTGAAGAAGATTTAGATACTCTTCACGGTGGTAGGGATAATCCGTGGATTCACTCTGCCAACATTATCATCAAAATCGCCATGTCCATTGGCGCTGGTATTCCGATTGACACTGTATACTTTGGCGGGAGCATCGAATATGAGCGTAGGGAAATTGACCTGCTGAAATACCTCTCTTCCAAAACCGGAGGCTACTTTCTACACTTCGACCCTGCTAAGGTAAACTTTGCGCAAGCGTTCAAGTATCTCGCGCCGGTTAATCGCTTGATGCTGGCGTCTGCTAGTTTCAGAGCACAAGTAGAAAGTGGAGCGCAGAAATGATGCTTCCCTCTGAGGCAGCACAAAAACAATCTGAACGCCTAGCACAATACAGCCCACTCATCCAGCAGCAAGTCACGACGCTGACGAGAAAGCTCTTTGTGCTAGGCTTCAGTGCGCTCTTTTCTCGCATGGTAGAAGGTCCAGTAGTTCGGATCTTCTACTTCAAACCTCTAGGCGAACCTAAGTTCTCCAGCATCCTCAACAAAGAAGAAGAGTTTGCTGGCTCTCTCGCCGTAGAATCAGTTCGTGTAGAACGTGCTCTCGGCGAAGTTGCTATTTCTGTCCCACGTGCAGATCGTCAGACCATACAATTTGATGCTTGTCTGCATAAAATGATGACTTCGGAACTTACTCGTGGAATGGCGCTGCCTCTATTGCTAGGCCAATCCACTGTCGGAGAGCATCTCTATGCTGATCTTGCTCAACAGCCGCATTTACTGGTCGCGGGAGCTACTAACTCAGGGAAAAGTGTATTTACCGCACAGCTTATTTGTTCGCTTTCTCTGTTTCGTACTCCAGAAGAGCTTGAGTTTATCCTTGTGGATACTAAGAATCTTGATCTCGTATTGTTCAAGGGACTTGAGCATGTTAAATATGTACTCAACAACATCTCTGATCTCAGAGCCGCGCTTACGGTTTTACTTGAAGATGTTAGGTTACGAAATGCCCAAATGAGTGGATTGGCGCGGAATATCAGAGAGTGGAACAGGCTTGAAGATGATAAGAAATTCAAGTACAAGATTCTTATCATCGACGAACTGGCGGATGTGCTAGATCAGGACAATGCGTTCTTAGCACAGATCGAGCGTAAAATGCGTCCGCCGTCAATACACTCACTCTTAAAAACCGTTGCACAAATCTCCAGGGCCGCTGGAGTGCATCTCATTCTTGCTACTCAACGGCCCTCAGTCAAAGTAATCTCCGGGGATATTAAAGCAAACTTTCCTGCTAGAGTATCCTTCAAACTCCCAAGCTCGATGGATTCTCGCGTCATTCTTGACGAAACCGGCGCCGAGAATCTCCTTGGCATGGGTGATTACTTGTACAAGATAGCAGGTTCCGACACCGTCAAGCGAGCGCACAGCGCGTTCGTTTCGATCAACGATATTGCTAACATTCTCGCACAGAATGAGAACATAAGGAGACAGTATGCCAACGCCAGTAGTAAGATGTAAATACTGTAACAGACCAATAACATGTGATAATCCCGGCACTGGTGGTCGGTGGATTCACAAGAAAACTAAGAGTGTGCCGGTAATGTATTTCTCCTGTTCTATGTACGCCAGAACAAAGTCAAAGCGTGTTCCAGGTCTACCATACGCAGCACCAAAACCAAAGGAGCCAACCAATGACACAATCAAGAGCTGAAGCAGAACGTCTGATGGAGCAGCAGCACTATCCAGTGGATTATATCTCTCCTCAAGATGCAGGGTTAGTCGATCCTGACGACGACGAAGAACAAGAGTATGAAGCCTATTGGTGGGAGCATGTTGTTGATCTTTGTGCTAACTGTGGCCATCAGAGAGAATCTCACGTTGACTATTCCGAAGAATGTAACGAAGAAGGCTGTGATTGTCAGCAATTTAAGGAGCTAGAATGAAATACTACTACGATCGTTACTGGGGCACTTTCTTCAGACGTTCTGTCGAAGCAGGTACTGGACCTGCTACACTTGACAGCGCAGTAAAACCTACGGACCTAGAACTCATTGGCTTTGGTTACAGCGGCCACATTGGATTTCTCAACGACATACACGCACAAAACCAAGTTGCCAAAGGCCCACTTCCAGCAGGAACGTACACATTCTCTGGCCCATTCACTGATCCTCACCGCGGCCCACAATGTTGGCGGCTCGAACCAGCGCCGACAAACCGTATGTTCGGACGGTGTGCGTTTATGAATCACGGAGATACTAGCGACATGTCTCACGATGCTTCCGATGGTTGTATCATAAGCCCACACTGGGTAAGAAACTTGTGGACTGATGGTGATACGTTGGAGGTGCTGTAAGTGTGCTCATGCTAGCTCACTCGGCAGGCCCGCCTCGGCTTATGCGGCGGGCCTTCGCCTTCGATTCGGGTTAACCCCTTTTGAATCATTGACATAGCCCTGCATACAAGCCTTGACTTCGCCGTGTGCCGGGCGTATGATGAAAGACATGGCGACCCGACCCGAACCAACCGTAGCGATGACCGCGCGCATATTCGTAGCACAAAACGAGGCGCTTAAAGTAGATTATCCACAACTCAGCAAGAGCGCCTTAATACGTGTCCTGTTGCACTTATTTTTATCTAAACAACTACCTACAAATGTCTACCCTCTAGCTCTGGAGGAAATGGCTAGGGCCGAGCAGGCTCTAAAGAGCAATAAGACCAGACAAGTTTCTGTAGCATAAGCACAAAAGGAGAATAGCATGGCAGAACACGATGATTTCGTGATTGGTGATCTAGCTGATACAGAAGGCGAAGAAGATGCTAGAGATGCCGAAGCAGAATCTCCGGCGGAAGAAATCTTTGCGCCGACGGATGAGCCGGAAGAAATCACAGCAGAAGAGGCTTTACACACAGACATTCCGGCGGAGCCAGAAGAATCCCATCTAACAGCAACCGTATGCGATGTGTGTCTTGAGTTAAATCTCACGCATCCAACATCAGTAATAAGATGTGCTCGCTGTGGTCAACCGTTTTGTTTTCACTTTGCTTCTACGATTGATGCACAGTATTGTGTGAATTGTCTAAGTGATATTTCGGTGTCTAAGAGTGTAATCACTAAGACTTATGAGCACAAAAACGCTCAAGGTGACACAGTGTTTTATCGGCGTAGGGCTAGAGAGATACAGATCAAAGGTATGGACTGGCTTTTCGCACAGCGTAAGATTGTAGATTTATCTGATCTTGAGCTTGATTTAGATATTGAGTATCATCGAAACATCTTGTCGCTGATGTGTACTGAGCAAGAGCAACGTCGCACAGCTAAGATGCACAGGTATGCTGGAGTTAAGATTCCTTCAGCACCTGCGGCAACAGGTGTAAACCAGACTACTACAACAACTGTGAAGAAAACTCGCACAGTGTCGAAGACTAAAGCGCAAGAACAGATAGCAGCGCTACTCAAGAATATGGCCGCTAAAGGAATGACGATGGATAAGATAGCAGCGATGCTGAAGAAAGCGTAGGAGGAGAAATGCCTGAAGATCCAGTGAACCATCCCTCACACTATACCTTCGGACGTTTTGAAGTTATAGATGTGCTACAGGATTGGTTTCCAACGAATCCACTGCTTTGGCAGGTTGTGAAGTATATCGCCAGAGCGCAGCATAAAGACAATATGCTGCAAGATTTGCAGAAAGCTCAGTTTTACCTCAGCAAGCAGATTGCAGAATTGGAGAAGTAGATGAAACCCTCCGGTCAGTTGATTGAGTTTCTCAATTGTACTCCGTTGCCGTGGATACAGTACGATGAGGATAAGCAAAAGTTGATTGTCGTGATAGATAACCACATGTTAAGCACTTATAGAAACTGTCCTCAAAATTTTTTTTACTCCAACGTCCAAGGTTATCAGAAGAAATCCGGCGTCAAAGAAGGAGAAAAAGAACGTGCGTGG